GGTAAGAATGGTGCAAGAGTAAATATAGGTAAAAAGGGCGTAAAAACTACAGTAGGAATACCAGGTAGTGGTTTATCGTATTCCAAACATGTTAGTTATAATAAACCACCTCCATTGCCTAATACTCAATCACCTTTCGCAAATAATCCACCGCCATTGCCAACTCAAAAAACCAAAGCTGAGAATTCAATAGGTTTTGGTACATTGTTACTTATAGGGCTTCTTTTAGTATTCCCAATTATTTGGATTTTTGGCTAAATTTTTTAAGTTACTTAAAACCTCGCTTTTAGCGGGGTTTTTTTACGTCTGGAGAAAAGTAAATGTCTGACATTTTAAGCCGTGTTCAAATTTTGCTAGATGCAGATACAGCAAGATTTGAACAGAGGATGAGAGAAGCTCCAGTCGTTGCAACAAGAAGTTTTGAGAAGATTTCTGCAAGTGCCAAAATTATGGCAGGTCTTGTGGCAACTGCTGCTATGGCTGGTGCAGGTGCAGTGATTTCTTATGCAAATGAGCAAATTAAGGCAACCCAAGAGCTGCAGCGCTTTGCTTATTTGGCTCAATCGAGCGTTCAAGATTTCCAAAAAATGTCTGTTGGTGCCCAAATGATGGGCATTGAGCAAGATAAGCTCAGTGACATTCTGAAAGATTGGAATGAACGCTTTGGTGATTTTCTGACATCTGGTGCAGGCCCTTTAGTCGATTTCATGGAGCAAGTGGCAGTCAAGACGGAACATGGAGCTAATGGTGCGCATAAGCTTGCCAAAGAGCTTTCCGACTTGTCTGGTCCTGAGTCGATGGGGTTATTTGTAAAAAAAATGGAAGAGGCAAATTTGTCTCAAGATCAGATGTCATTCTTAATGGAAAGTATGGCATCCGATTCTACCCAGTTATTGCCATTACTTAAAAATAATGCTGAAGGCATGCGGTTATGGAGTGAGGCTGCGGAAGATGCAGGCATCATTTTAGATGATAAAACCATTGTTGCAGCCCAGCAGATGCAAGTTCAATCCAAAATGTTGGATATGCAGCTTCAAGGATTAAAGAATCAGCTTACATCAGCAATTTTACCTGCATTGGTTGATGTTGCAGATGCATTTCAGAATGGTGATGATAAAGCCACGGGGATGGCCGATGCGGGTGAGGTTTTAGCTAACAGTTTGCGTGGTGTTGCAGCAGTAGCAATTGGTGTATACGCCACTATTAACTTAGTCACCAATAGTATGGCTGGTGTTTATAAATCTGCTAATGATTCACTGACTCTCGCTAATCAGGCTGCTGAAAATGGAGGATTTTTCAGTAAATTACCTGGTGTAAAGTTATTTAAATCTGGGATTAATTTCTTTACGACAGCGAAAGTTGATAATTCAGGCATTGGCATGGCCATGCAGGATAATGCTCAAGTTTTAGAGAATTCTGCAAACTCAATCAACGCACTGTATGACAAAACTGTATCTGAAGCTGTAGCAAAGTTAGCTGCTTTACAAGGGCAGGCAACATCTACTACCACAGCAGCCACCCAAGGTACAAAAGATTGGTTAGATAAGCAGAATAAGGTGAACGAAGCTGTTGCAAAAGCAGCAAAAGCCCAAGAGGAATTGAAGCGACTACAGGAACAACAGTACCAAGAGCGAGTTCAGATCCACCATGAATATGCCGATAAGTTGCACCAAATAGATCTAGATTTAGAGAAAGAATCAAAACGTATTCGAGATGCTGCATTCTCACCAGAGATGACATCACGTTATATAGAAGCCGCTAAATCTCGTTCTGATACACAGAAAGAGCTTTTCAAATCTGAACAAGAATTTGAAATAAATGAGCACAAGTACACCGAACAGCAAAAGCTTGAAGCTGAATTTGATCTGAATTTCTTGCGCATTTCTGCAAACAATGATTTAACCCAAGAAATGACAGAAGCCCAGTACAAAGCCTTGGCTGAAAGACATGATCGTGCGATTGCTTGGTTGAAGTTGGAGCGTGAACAGGAAGCATTTGATGCAGGTGAAAGTCTTCGTACTGATTTGCAAAATATGGAGATCAGATACGATTTAGAGCGTCGTCGAATTCTTGAAAATGCACGACTTACCCAAGATGAGCAGACACGTTTAATTCAATTGTCTGAAGCTGCTCAAGGTCAAGAAAAACGCCAAAACTTAAATGATGCTATAGCAAATTGGGGCGGTACGTTTGCTGATATGACCAATACTGGTGAACAATATCAATTAGATCAAACAAAATTCTCAAGGATTGATGAATCGCAGGCACTGTTTGATGCTCAGATGGCACTGGCCGATACTGCTGCACAACGGGAAGAGATTTGGAAAGCGCATCATGAGCGTATGTTGCTTATCGAGCAAACGTATGAACAGGATAAAGCACAACTAGGTGTAGCGTCTGCTAAAGACACCATTGATGGTATGACAACCTTAATGGGGGATTTGCTCGGTGAACAGTCCGCTGGTTATAAAGCGATGTTTGCTGTGCAAAAGGCAGCAGCTTTAGCCAAAGTCATTATGAATGGACCAGAGACATTCTCTAACGTCTACAATGCAGTTTCAATGATTCCTTATGTTGGACCATATATCGCTCCAGTACTTGCTGGAGGTGCCTTGGCAGTTCAGTTGGCTCAAGCAGCAAGTATCCAGTCAATGGATTTATCGGGAATGGCCCATGATGGTATTGATGAGATTCCATACGAAGGTACTTGGTTACTGAAAAAGGGCGAACGAGTTGTAGATGATCGTACAAATGCTGATTTGAAGAACTATTTGTCAAATGGCAATTCTAAAGATCGTGTGAACATCAACATTAACGTTCCTCCTGGTTATACAGCGCAACAGACGCAGGATAACAATGGAATAAATATCGATATTGTTAAGCAAATAGTCGATGAAAAATTTCAGAATGTGAGACGAGCAAATAGCCAAGAATCACGTATTTTCCAAGAAACATATGGGTTATTACCATCACGCTAGGAGAGTTTATGGATACCTTTATGCTTCCTGTATTGCTAAAGAGTTATGCATTCACGCCAGGCAATAATGTCAGAGAGCAGAAACTAGAAGGCGGCATGCCTCGACAGGTTATTAAATTTGTCGGAGCTATTCATTCTGTTACTGCTTCTGTTGCTTTAGTGGATGAAGGATCACAGCAATATTTCTGGGCATTTTGGCGACAAAATCAAGGTAAAAATTGGAATTGGGAATTGGTACTTGATAATGGCAACTTAGAGCAATGTGAGTGCCGATTTACATCGGATAGTTTACCTACAGAGTCTAATCGTGGTGCTGATTTTTTGATCATGTCATTTCAGGTACTTGTAAAACCAATAAAACGCAATCCTGACTTTGACCGAACCATTGTCGATTTGTGGCAATCAGGTTTAATCAATAATCTGGGTGATCTTGAAAAAATCCCGAATGTCTGGATGCCTGATGCTCTAGGAGTGTAGATATGGAAATCACCACAGAAATGCTGACTCTCCTAGATCAAACAGCAGGTCCTGCGGGGCTACTTGAGTGTATTGAAATTTCACATCCTAATTGGCCATCAGTTCTACGTTATGTTATCAATTCAAGTGAGTCGATGATTTTAACGCATGAAGATGGACAGTCTTTTGAATACACCTATGCTCCAGTGAATATTACACGTGCAGCAGATGAAGATACGCTTGATCAGGAGTTGAGTTTTACCCTTGGCGATGTTGGTGAAGTCGTACCTGAGCTGATTGACTTGATTATTCATGATGAAGTTGTTGAATTGCCACTGGTGTCGTATCGTGCTTATCTGATCGGGCAGCATGATTCACCAATTTTTGTTGCGCGCAATCTTGAATTAGAGAGCGTCACAAGAGATTTTAAAGGCACACGTGGTGATTCAAAAGCGCCTGGTCTAAATGACAATGGCAATGGTGAAGTATATTCAGCATCAACAGATCCAAGCCTGATAGGGTTTTACTGATGATTAATCAACTATTCCGCTGCGAGTACGATCCACAGAAATATCA